GTCGAAGCCCGCGCCGCGCAGCCAGGCGACGGCCAGATCCTCGAGTGCATGGCCGATGGCGAAGATCCGCAGCGACTGGCCCGAGAAGTCCTGGCCCTCGTCCTTCGGCGTCGCCGTGAACTCGAACTGCAAGGCCCGCTCGCAGGCATGGCCGAGGCGCGAGCCGCCGAGATAGTCGCGGGGCGGCCGCGCGGCCTGGTCGGCGGTGTGCGCCTGGTCGACGGCGGCGTTAACCCGGTCGGCGAAGCTGGGGCGATGGTTGTAGTCCAGCATCAGAACGGCACCTCCGGCATCTGCGCCCGGGCGATGTCGGACATGGCCTCGCGGAAGCCCTCGACGGCTTCCTCGATCAGCGCGCGCACCTGCGCCTCGGTCAGATCCGCAAGCGGGGTGGCCCAGCCGATCTCGTCCATCAGCAGCGCCACGCGCTTCATGGTGGCGGTGATCGCGGCGCGCTCTTCCTCGGTCAGGTCAACCATGGCGAAACGCTCCCGCGCCAAGCGCGTCCAGAAGGACTGGCAGGGCATCGAGCAGAACCAGACCGACGGCCGGGGCCGTTTCGACCGGTGCGGTTCGAACCAGCCAAAGCCACGGGTGGGTTGCCGGCAGACAGCACAGAGCGTCCCACGCGGATGCCAGAGCCGCCGCCGGTCCCGGTCCGCGGCGGTGATGGGGGTGATGGAGGCCATGGGTCATGCCGCCCTCCGTTCGGGCCCGGCGGCCGTGTCGATCAGCTGGCGGATGGCGCGCTTGTTGAAGCCGAAGGTCATCAGTGCAGAGGCGCGGTAGCGCGTCAGCCCGAAGTCATGGCGGCACTCAGGCGGCAGGTACTGCAGCTGCTTTTCGGTCGGCGGCTGGCGCAGCCAAGAACGGGTCTTGAAGGCGCTCTCGTCGGTCTCGTGGGTGTTCAGCCAGTCGTCTGCCTGCGCGAGGCAGACGGTGCGCTCACCGACACCCAACAGGTGGGGGCGCTCGCCCTTCGCCCCGCCGATGGCGTACCAGACCCCGTCCAGCCAGAAGATGCCGCCCCAGGCAGCGAAGCCCGTGGCCATCAGCGCGTCGTCCGTGCCGTAGAGATCGACCCACGCGAAGCTGGACCGCTTCAGCAGGTCGATCTCGGTCATCATGAAGCCTGAAAGTGGCGCGGCACCGCCGCCTTCACCGGGCTCTTGGTCCTCCCGCGGGAAAACCTCGCCGCAGAGCGGGCATTCGGTGGCGGCCAGCGGGATATCGGCGCCGCAGCCGGGGCAGGATTTCGTCGGGGCTTCACCGGCCTCGGTCTTGCCGTCGAGATCGACATCCTGTTCCAGCGTGCCGTGGATCAGGCTGGAGGTGCCGAAGTCGAGGACGATGCAGTCGGTCTTGACGATGCCGGGATGTTCCTCGGGGTCGACGGTGCGAAGGCCGCGCCCGACCATCTGGATCATCGTGGACTTGTAGGAGCTGGGCCGCAGCAGCACGACGCAGGAGGTGGGCGGATGGTCCCATCCCTCGGTCAGCACCGCCACATTGACGACGACGCGGATGCCCCCCGCCGCGTAGTCGGCGAGGATCGCCTTGCGGGTCTCGGCCGCCAGATCGCCGTGGATCAGCGCGGCGGAAACGCCCGCCGCCCTGAACGCCTCGGTGACGTGTTCGGCATGCGCGACGGTGGAGCAGAACACCACGGTCTGCCGGTCGCCCGCCTTCTCCTTCCAGTGGCGGATCACCTCGTCGGTGACAGGCGCGCGGTCCATGATGCCCGCGACCTCCGCCATGTCGAAATCCGACATGGTCTTGCGGACCGAGCGCAGCTCGTCCTGCACGCCCACGTCGATGACGAAGGTGCGAGGCGGCACCAGGTGGCCCGAGGCGATCAGCTCGCCCAGCCGCACCTGATCGGCGACATTGTCGAAGACCTCGCGCAGGCCCTTCTTGTCGCCCCGGTTCGGCGTCGCCGTGACCCCGAAGATCCGGGCGTCGGGATTGGCCTCGCGCACGCGGTCAATGATGCGGCGATAGCTGTCGGCGACGGCATGGTGCGCCTCGTCGACGACCAGCAGATCGAGGCGCGGCATGTCGGCGAGGTTCGAGGCCCGCGCCAGCGTCGGCACCATGGCGAAGGCGACCTGGCCGTTCCAGGATTTCTCCGTGGCGTCGATGACCGAGGTGGTGACGCCCGGCACCACGCGCTGGAACTTGGCGCGGTTCTGCGCGGTCAACTCGTCGCGATGCGCCAGCACGCAGGCCTTGGCCCCGTCGCCGATCATTTCGCCGGTGACCGCCGAGAGCATGATGGTCTTGCCAGCACCCGTGGGCGCCACACCCAGCGTGTTGCCGCGGGAGGCGAGCGCAGCCACGCTGCGCTCGACGAAGGTCTTCTGGCGGGGGCGCAGGCGCATGGCCGGTCTCCCCCTTACTGCGCCCAGCTCGGCCGACCGGCGTTTCCGGGGGCGGACGCGGGCTGGCTGGGCTGGGTGGCCGTGGTGGGCTGCTGCGGGGGGTGGCCCTGCGCCGGGGCGGCGGAGACCTGCGGCGCGACCGTGCCCATCAGCGCGGCGTAGTCGCGATGGTCGGGCGTGACCGCGGCGCGGATCTCGTTCTTGTCCTCGCCGTTGGTGTCGGTGCCGATGTCGATGCGGGCGATGAACTCGACCCCGTCGAGATCCCCGAAGCCGTTGATGCGGCGGCGCGCCTGCGCCTCGGGCGAGTTGTCCTTGTCGGACACGCCGCGCGCCGAGTTGAGGATACCGCGGATCAGGCCGCGCCCCATGTTGGCCCAGTCCGGGCCCTTCGGGCTGTAGAGGCCGATCAGCGACCAGATCTTGCGCCGGGCATAGGGCCCTTCCAGCACCGTGTATTCGGCGTCGAGATAGACGGCGCCGGTGGCGGCGCGGCGCGCCCAGCCGCCGGTCCAGCCCTGCGAGGCGTCGTCGAAGCCGCCGGGGCGGAGCGTCAGGCGCACCTTGGCGAGCGTGCCCTTCGGGATGACGTTGGTGTTGGATTGAGCGGAGTTGAAGTCGTTCCAGGGTCCGGACATTGCGCGGCTCCTTTCAGTTGGAGGATGGGACGCGCAGCAGCGTCAGTGTGGAAAAGCCACCCCGGCGACCGGATCGGGACACCGGGCATGGCGAGAGGCGCTCAGGCATTGCCGGCCTCCTGCGCGGGGGCGGGATCGGCGGGCATCACCGGCGGCCAGGTCAGGCGTTCGGAGGCTGGCCCTGCGGGGCGCTGGATCTTCTCCATCAGTCGGCCGAGATGCGGGGCCTCGACCATGTCGAGGCGACCGGACCGGTCCTTGGCCGGATAGCTCCAGGAGTTCAGCGTCTGACAGACGAAGGCGCGCTGCGGCTGGCCACCGGGGTCCGGGATGTCGGCCATGGTGATGACCTGATCGACGATGCCCGGCAGTTCGAGCCCGGTCTTCGAGCCGTCGATCTGCGGCTGGAAGACCTTGCGGCTGAAGTCGTCGAGCCGCTCGTCGAGGATGCCCACGAACCAGACGTGCTTGCCGCGCGTGTGCTGCAGATGGGTCAGCCAGCCGATCATCTCGCGGCCATGCAGCCCGTAGGCGCCACGAATGTCGGGCTTACCGGTCTTTTCGGAGAACGCCTCCGGCTGGCCACGGCACCACTGGAAGCAGAGCCGCCCGGCCACCGTGATCGAGTCGATGAAGACGGTCTCGTATTTGCCGATCACTGTGGGATCGCCGTACCGCCCGCAGACCTCGTCGAAATGCGCCTGGCTGTAGGGCTGGTCCTCGCGCAGCGCCGGGTTCGGGCCGCCGATGAACACCGCGAAATCGCGGCACTCCTTCCAGGTGCGGGGCCGGAGCGTGTCGATCTCCAGCCCCTCGACCGCCAGATCCCCGGCCTCAAGGTCGAGGAAAAGCGTGGTGGAGGCGTTCAGCGTCCAGAGCAGCGAGGTCTTGCCGATTCCGGACCGGCCGAAGATGACGCCCTTTATCCCCTTGCGGTGCGCGAGCCGTTCGTCAGCGCTGATAATCGGGAGGGCCATCACCGGACCTCGCGCTTGACGGCCGTCGCGACTGCGCGGTCGGCACCGATTCCACCCGCCTCGCGGGCGAGCTTGTAGAGGCGCTGGAGCGCATTGGACCGCCGATATGCGGCCATGCTCTCCTGTTCGGCCGCGACGATCGCGAAAGCTATGTCGTCGATTGTCGCGTCCGCGAGCAGCAGCGGTTCGTGACTCTCGTCACCAGGATGTTGAGGGATGGTGATGGTGTCGGGGAGATCTTCGAGGCTGTAGTGCGCCTTGCGAAGACGGGTGATGTCGTCCGGCATAGCGGTTCTCCGCGGGATGAGGTGATCAAGGAGGCGCATCACTCGGCCTCGCGGACGTCGGGCGCGGGCTCGGCGACGTAGATCGCCAGCAGCGGCGTCCCGTCGGCATGGGCGCCGGCGTCCTCGATCTGGTAGTTGCGGTTGGGCTCGCAGACCTCGGTCAGCTCCCAGCGGCGATAGAGCCCCGGGAGACGCCTGAAATCCTCGAGCGACAGATCGGCAGTGCGATTCATGCGTGTCTGCTTTCGGTTGGAGGGAAGGCGCTCGGGGCGCTCGAATGGAAAAAGCCACCGGCGGGACCGGATCGGGACATCGGTCAGGGGATTTCCTCGAGGGCGTCGTGCAGTCGGCGCATGGCGCGCTGGTACCGCTTGCGGGCTGCGGCCTCGGTCAGCCCCAGTTCGACCGCCACTTCAGCTTGCGAGAAGCCCTCGATCGCCACGCGGATCACCAGCATGGCGTCGTCGTCCAGCAGCTTCCGCACGGCGCCGTTCAGCCGTGCGTACCCGGTTGCGCCGATGCCGCTTTCGCCGCTGTCCGCGACCTCGTCGGGGTCGGCGCCACTGGCGAGATGTTCGCACGCCGTGTCGCGCTGGCGCACGCGGATTATGTCGCGCTCGACGTTGCGCAGCACCGTGGCAGCGATCCAGTTGACGCGCCCGAGGTCGAGGCCGCGGACCGCCTCCGTGGTGCGCGCCAGCACGTCGGACGCGATCTCGTCGGCGGTGCCGAGCCTGCGCCAGATCGACCGGCGCCGAATGGCGTCGAGGCCGGGCCAGAGCGCGAGCAAGAGCATGGTCAGGGCGCAGTCGGACGCGTGCCCGTCGCCCTGTGCCGCCCCGACGAGCGCGGAGAGGATCAGGTTCTTCCGGGTCGGATCGCCGGTCGTGCGGTGCAGCCCGTCCAGCAGGGCCGCCGGATCCCAGAACGCCGCGACGGCGGGCTGCTCACGCCGGATGGCGTCGAAACTGCGCTGGAAGTGAAGGTTGGTGGATGAACGAGTGAGGTGATCACGGATCGCGTGCCACGCGATGGACATCGGACGCCTGCCTTGCGGCCAGGCGTCCGGCGCCTTCGGGTGGCCAGGTCAGGACGTCGCGCGTCTCTGCGATTTCAGGGGATTGGGTGTGTAGAAGTGCGCGTCAGAGCGCGGGGGCGGTCGCGTGGTTCAGCGTCCCGCAGCCGCGGCAGGTGGCCTGAACCGGAAAGCCCACGAGGTACTCGTGCCCCCGCGCGAAGCGCAGGTGCATGCGGCCGTCCCGGCAGACGCCGAGCAGCTTTTCACAGCGCGTACAGCGCCATTCCGAGTTCGAGGTGGTGGGCGTGATCTTCGCGGCGCCGGGCCATGTCGTGGCGGCTGGCTGGCGCGGGGGGAAGGGAGTCGGCATGGAAGTGCTCCTCTATGTGGAGCCCTTCCAGTAATCAGCGGTTTGTTAGACCGTCTCCCGCTTCACTTTAGACGGTCCTTAGACAACAGCCTAAAAGGGCATTTCGACCGGCTCGGGCGCCGGCTGCGGCGCCACGACCAGGCGCCAGTACCCGCGCTTCGCCCCTTTGGCGATGTAGACATCCACGATGTCCTTCCACATCTCCTTGCGGAACGCCTGCTGGGGACTATTGGCCGAGAAACCCTCCATGAGGTCGCCGACGTAAACGTCTGCGGTGCCCGTTGCATAAGCGGCGGCAAGGCGCTCGAAGATCGTAAGTTGATCATTTCCAGCGAGGTACAGCGGGTCGCGGCCGGGGATGTAGAGCGTGCCCGATTGCGTGCCGCTGCGAGCGACACGCGGCGACCCGCCTCCGCGCGCGACCGCAAAACTGTCTCGATACGCGAGTTCGATGCCGTCGCGCGCGAAGAGCATTTCCTCGTCTGTCGAAGCAAGATGGGACAGGAGCGGCATGACGACGTTTGCCCCGAGGTGCGACGGCATGTCCTCACTGGCGGCGAGCAGAATGCCAACGCCAGCAGTGTTCCGCGCGCGCAGCATCAGATCCAGCCTCTGTGCGGTCTTCGGATCATTGAGTCGCCGTGCGAAATAGACGGGCACCTCCGCGCCATCGATCTGCATCGCACCGAGAAGGGTCAGGTCTGGGTCGAGAATCTGAGCCGCCCGCTTGCTCAGGAGCGGCTTCATCAGGCGCATGAGCGTCTCGTGAAGCCATTGAGCATTGATTGCGTACATCTCGACTTCCGACGCGGGTCGCTTGCCAGCGTCTTCGCCGAACGGGCCGACAGTACGTACTATGCCTTTTGTCGCCGATGGCTTGACGGCGGCTTCCCCTTCGAGGTCGTCGTGCTCGATGAGGACCACGTCCTGACGGTCGCGGCGTTCAAGCAGGCCGCCCTCGATCAGGCGGCTCGCGTCGAGTCCAAGTTCCAGAAGGTACCCTCCGGTGACCTCGTCCTCGACCCGGTCGTGAAGTTGAGCCAGCTGGGGGAAGATCGCGCGCAGATCGTCGGACGCGATCTGCCGGAATGCGCTCAGGATTCCCCACGCCTTCAGTAACGCGAAGCCGAGGCTGCGCTCTTCTGGATCCGTCTTGCTCTGCAAATTGCAGCTCTTCGTGCCAGCGATGGTGATGTTGAGCGTCCGCTCTTTTTCGTCGCCTACCCGATTGTAGGCGACCGCGATCCCGATGCGGCTGAAAGCTTCTGCGCGCCGGAAGATGTTCCTGGCTCCGAGATATTGGTCCGCCACCTCCTCGATGTCGTCCTCGACGGTGACCTTGAGCTGCAGCTTGCGGCGCCATGTTCCGAGCCGGATCTCGGCTTCCACGACGCGGGCAAACTCGAACTCGTGGCCGCCAATCTCGGGTCGCTCCAGAAGAAGCGAAGAGCGGAACCGCGAGAGGTTGTAGCGCTTCCAGGTCAGCGGCTTCTGCGAGACGTCGTGGCCGAGAGCGACTTCGGCGAACGAGTCGCTGACCGTCTGGCGCACCACCGGGCTATCCGCACACACCTCGATCTGACGCAGCGACGGCGTGTAGATCAGCGTCGCCTCGTTCGGCGGGCGATAGTAGATGGTTCCTCGGCGTCCATCGTGTCGGTGGTCGTAAACACTCGACAGCGGTCCGCCATGCCGGACGATCAGCATGATGGACGCGGGGTGTGCGTCCGTGGCGGGAAGATCGAGCGCTTTCACCGTGCAAGAAATCTCGGGCTTTAGCTCGAGCATCTCCTTGATCTTGGCGCCAAGCGCCGCCTCGTCAATTTCCGCGGCACCGAGCGCTATATGGTTTTCGAGTTCGACCTCGAAAGCGTCATAGAGCTTGCCGTGCTCGCGGAACTGACGCGCGAAATGGAAGCTCTCCGCGTCCTCGAACGTTTCGCGCGCGTTGAGATAGGTCCAGATGCTTCTGCAAAGCCGATCGGGCTGGCGCTCGAATTCTTCCGTTTGCTCTTCGCTCAGCCGCTGCTCGACGATCGTGGTCAGGGAGGTCACGCCCTTTCCATCGGCGAGGGCCCTAATCCGACGGCAGCGTTTCTCTGCGGGCCGTAACTCGTCCTGATCGAACGCCGCCAGGACCTCGCTGATCTGCCGCCGGAAACGATCAACTGCGTCTTCGTCGTCCAGGTCAGGGATTTCTACTGGCAGCTCGAAAACAGGTTCGTTCTCGCCGTCGCGAATCGCCAGCACTTCACGAAGTAGATCAACGCGCGCGTCTTCGATTAGGCCAAGTGTGTGAGGACCTACCGTAAGTGCTTTGCGCGCCATGAGCTTACCTCAATTCACCATCTGCTCGGTTGTGATTCAACCGTGGATGATCGCGGAGGCGGCATCGCTCCGCAAGGGACGATGTTCTTCGATTGTTCACTTTCCCACGGATTGGTGCTCGGCCTATGTCCAACGTCCGCCGCTCGGGTGGCTTTTGATCGGTAACGACACCGACGACAGCCGCCCGCGACATGAAACGCCCAAACCCGCTCCCACCCGACCAGTTGACGCCCGCCGAACGCCGCGCCGAGTTGTGCGGACTCCTGGCGCTGGGGCTAGATCGACTGCGAATGCGGGAAGGAGGCGAACTGTCTGACGATATTGGAGAAAGTTGCCTACACTATCCGCCCGACCAGTGCCGTCATGCAGTTCCAACTCACCGGAGAAATGCATGACGACCCCTGATCCCATACCCGCGCGCCTGGCCGCGCTCAAGGCAACGCCCACGCCCGACCTGAAGCAACAGTGGCGCGACCTGTTCGACAGCGAGCCGCCACCGTTCAACCGGCGCTACCTCGAAAGCCGACTGGCGTACCGAATCCAGGAACTGGCCTATGGAGGCCTGAAGCCCGAGACCGTGAAGCGGCTGGAGACGCTGGGCGAGCAGCTCGACGGCGGCAACATTACTACGCGTCGCATCCGCGCTGACCTGAAGCCGATTGTAGGAACGCGGCTGCTGCGCGAGTGGCAGGGTGTAGAGCAGATCGTCACCGTCACCACCCAAGGATTCGAGTGGCAGGGGCGATCCTATACCTCGCTCTCAGCCATTGCCCGCGCCATCACAGGCACCCGCTGGAACGGTTGGGTATTCTTCGGACTCAAGAATCACAGGGGGCGGACATGACGAGGCCGCCCGAGAGATCGAAAGCTGTCCGCAAGCTGCGCTGCGCGGTCTACACCCGAAAATCTTCCGAGGAAGGGCTGGATCAGGAGTTCAACAGCCTGCATGCCCAGCGCGAGGCCTGCGAATCCTACATCGCCAGCCAGCGCTCCGAGGGCTGGGTGCTAGTTCGCGACCAATATGACGACGGCGGCATTTCCGGCGGAACGCTGGATCGGCCCTCCCTGCGGCGGCTCATCGACGACATCGAGGATGGGCTGGTCGACGTGGTGGTGGTCTACAAGATCGACCGCCTCAGCCGATCGCTGGCCGACTTCGCGAAGCTGGTTGAAGTTTTCGACCGGAACGGCGTGACCTTCGTCTCCGTGACCCAGTCGTTCAACACCACCACCTCGATGGGTCGGTTGACACTCAACATCCTGCTCAGCTTTGCCCAATTCGAGCGTGAGGTGACGGCCGAGCGAATCCGCGACAAGGTGGCCGCCTCTCGCCGGAAGGGCATGTGGATGGGCGGCGTGCCACCTTATGGCTACCGGGTCCTGAACCGGAAGCTGGTGGTCGACGAGGAAGCCGCCGCGCGTGTTCGCTGGATTTTCGCACGGTTCCTGGAGATCGGCTCCTGCACGGAGCTGGCGCGGGAGGTCCATGAGCGCGGCATCCGCACGCTGCGCGGCAACCGGATCGACAAGAAGTTTCTCTACCGGATGCTGAACAACCGCGCCTATATCGGCGAGGCGGTTTATAAGGGCGACAGCTATCCTGGCGAACACGATGCGATCATCGACTGCGAGACGTGGGACCGGGTCCACGCCATCCTCCAGGAAAGCCCGCGCAAGCGCGCCGCACGCACCCGCGCCGACACCCCTGCGCTGCTGAGAGGGCTGCTGTTCGGCCCAGACGGCGCCGCATTCTCGCCGACCCACACGCGGAAGGGCGGGAAACTTTACCGCTACTACGTCAGCCAGACGGTACTGAAGCATGGCGCAGGTTCATGTCCGGTCGGCCGGGTCCCGGCGGGAGAGATCGAGTCGGCGGTCATGGACCAGCTGCGCGCCGTGTTCCGCCAGCCCGAGATCGTGGCGGGCTCATGGAAGGCGGCGCGGGCGCGCGACCCAGCAATTACCGAGATCGAGGTCCGCCAGGGACTCACGCGCCTTGACCCGCTGTGGGATGAACTCTTCCCAACCGAGCAGGCCCGGATCGTTCAGCTGCTGGTCGAGCGCATCGACATCGGTGCCCGAGGGCTGAACGTTCGCTTGCGCGTCGATGGGCTCACCGGGCTTGCGCTAGAGATGCAGGCGGGCGACCTGGAGCAAGCCACATGACCCGCGCCAAGTCCACCCCAGACACCATGATCCTCCACGTCCCGTTCCGGGTAGTGAAGCGCTGTGGGCGAAAAGAGATGCTTCTGCCTGTTAGCTCTCCTCAAAGGCGGAAGACCGACAACACTCTGGTCAAGGCACTTGCAAGGGCCTTTCGCTGGAAGCGATTGCTCGAGTCGGGAGAGTTCACGACCATCGCCGAACTGGCCGAACGCGAGGAGATCGCGCCGTCCTACATGACGCGCGTGCTGCGCCTAACGCTGCTCTCGCCGGAGGTCGTCGAGGCAGTTCTTGACGGGCGGCAGGAGACGCTCGTCACCCTCGCGCGACTGATGGAGCCGTTCCCACTCAGCTGGAACGACCAGAAGAATACCTTCTCCGGCGCCTGA